AAGTTCAGTTCAATGTTACAAGATGTCGGGACAAGCATATACGACGTGAGAAAAGAACACTTAGTGAAAATACTAGAAGAACTAAACAAGTAAAGGTGGATAAAAAATGAAACTATATGAATTTAAAACAAAATTTATGACAAAAATAGCTCTCTTAAAGACTACTAATAAACGTGAAAAAGAGCTCAAGGATGTATTGATGACTAAGTTAAACAATCTACGGGCTATGAATTTACCGAACTTAGTACATACATTGTACCTGATAATAGAGCACGAGAACGTGAGCAACGAGTTTAAAAAGCTATGTAGAGAGATGATAGAAGATATAGATAAAATGGATTTAGAGGGCGACTAAAATGGCCAGTTGCAGAATATGTAAGTATCTTAGAACAGAATTCAAGGTATACAATGAGTTAATGGGTTGGAGCCTAGGCAAGTGCGCTAAAAAACAAACATTTGTTTTCGCAGACATCGTACCATGTAAATACTTTAAGCCTAGAGAACCACAGTAAAATCTGCTTTATTCTCTAACAAGACCTGACACAGTATCTTTCACACCCCAATCCACATCATCCACTCCATCGAGAAAACACCGAAACCAAATCACCAACCCAGCTTCATAACCTTCCTAAGCTTGTTTAGGTGCTTATCCCTCTCCTCGGTAAGAACAGTGACCTTCTCTAGCCTCTTCACCCATCTTTCGAGCGTTCTCTGCATCTCCCAGTCAAGAACACGCTTGAGTTGGTGGTAGTGCGTCCTATGCTCAACCAGCTCACCGTAGTAGAAATCAGCTATGGCAAACAACTCCAACTCCTCATGACCAAGGACTTGGTAAGCGAAGTTATCCTTGCCAGCGAGCCACTCAGAATGTTCACTTCTTGTTCTTCTATACACCTCAAGAGCTTCAATGTAGTTCCTAACCCTGTATCTGCGCTTTGCATGCTGGAGTTGCTTCTCTATAGCTCCATGTCTATACGGGTTGTCACCATAGATAGCTATGATAACCGTAGATGATTCACTAGGTTTGAACTCGAACGCGCCCCACGTGATGGCGAATATGTCCACAGTGCCCAGCTCATCATGCGTCACCACGTTCTTCGCAAGAGCAGGTCTGTACGGGTCATCGTCCGTCCCCGAGCCACACATGTCCACTTCAAGCACGTAGATGGCGCCAGGGGCTGGGGACATCGGGGCGAGTAACCTCATGCTCACGATGTCAACGAACGCATAATGATTGCCTGGCCAGCCACCGCCAAAGTACCCCGAAGCAATGTCCGTGTCCGTTGCACTGATCTTTGGCGTGGACATGTCCGATCTGAACGCCTTCAATGTGGATCCCGAGGCGCTGAACGCGATGAGGTAGGATCTTCTATTTTCGAGGTTTACGGCTTCGGTAGCAAGTCTCGTATATGAACCCCCCACGGTCTTGCCGATCATGAAGTCTTCCAATGCGGCACCTGTGTTTATTGACATCCAATAGAAGTCTTTACCGCTCGCCATCCTAGCGAAGAGGTACATCAGATAGGCAGAGGCCACCGTTTGGACAGCCTTGTCCACGAAGCTGTCATAGGTTAGTGTCGCACCACCCCAATTCACGGTGATCTCGAAGAGCCGTGTTTTGTTGATCGTGGCCAAGTACGCGAAGGTTACGTCCTCGGTTGGGTACTCTAAGTGTTCTCTGGTTACGCTTCTATGTGGGTGGTCTATCGGGGTCTTCTGTCTGTGGTATTCGAGTACGAGGTCAGGCACTGTGTTCCACCCCTATATAGTGGTTTGGACACTACCTATTATCTCCTCTACGAATCCGTGATGGCTACTTAGAGGTTTTCTCGTATTCTTCTGAGTATCCTCACGATGTTCTTCAAGATCGTTATGAGTAGGTTGTGGTGGGATGGAGACAAGTTCGGATACCATATACATGTGTTTTAGGATTACGGTTTCTCGAAAAACTATTGGTGCGGGCAAGTTCTAAAAGTGTTTAAAGCGTTTTTTTCTTCCTAACTCGATGTTTCTTTACCGTCATACATGTTTATAACTAAAGACTTGATTCTAGTATAGCTAGAGGTATGCGTTAAAATGCCAGTAGTGATCGCGTCTAAAACGCCTTATTCAGGGACTGTAACGCCTTCAGATCTAAATGTCGAGACCACCGTTGTTGAGATGGGGTGCGACGACTACATAGTCGAGGGCTACTTGGATCTCTCACAGCTACAGTCAGGTGACTCTGTAACCGTTTGCGAATACATAGCCGTGGATGGAGAAAACTATCAGAAGTTCTTGTGCGTGGACTTCGATGGCCCCGTAAGCGAGCCTGTTATCAGGTTCCACGCCAAGACCTTGCTAAGCAATATGCTATACAAGGTTACTATAACCCAGAAGTCTGGTATACTAAGGAGCTTCCCATACGGTTTCATCAAAGAAGTCATGGGTACGTCATAGCTTTTTTCTCTATCTATAACTAATATTTTTGCTTATACTCTACTTTTCATGTGGTAGAGAGTGCTAGGTGAACACTAGTGAGCTTTGTATCAACGTATCCAACAGTTTTCAACAACTGAAACAGTCCATGGTAAGGGCGTTGTCTCAGAGTTCTCCCGCTCCATTAGTGATCTTGGTAGTGGCCTCGGTAAGCATGTCTCAGTAGAGATGCCAGTAACTGATACAGGGCTTGGTTCAAGCCTCATAGCTGAACGTTCACTCCAGATACTCGATCAAGGTACCCCCTTAGAGAAAGGTCTTGTAGAGGCCTATAGTATTGTTTCCGATACAGGGCTTGGAGATGACAAGCTCTTATCCATCGAGCTCCCCGTTTCAGAGCTAGGCCTAGGTACCGAACTAGTCTATGAGCGGAGCCTACAAACCATAGAACTAGGCTATGGTTCTGAGGCCAGGCTTTCGCCTATACCGATCTCAACGTCTGACCTTGTGAGCGCCAAGGACATTATAGGTAAACGTGATATCCGAGTACTAATGGATACAGGGCTTGGATCAGAACTATCATACTTTGGATTACTTGTTTCTGATACAGGGCTAGGTACTGAGTTAGCGCACCAAGATAGAATGGTTGCTGATACAGGGCTTGGCGGTGAGGTAAGGCTTTCGCCTATAACTAAGGCTACTAGTGATCAAGGCTTAGGTATTGATAAATCCTTGTTCAACTTATGGGAGGTACTATTACAAGATACAAGCTATGGTGAAGGCATAGTCTCTAAAAAAGAATCGGGTACCAGCGATATTGGTTCATCGCTTGATACTTGCGCTGTGGAGAAACTGGTTAGCGACCAAGGCTCCAGTGTAGAGCAGATAATAGAGCAAGACAAGGGTGTGATCGATACAGGGCTTGGTAGTGAGGAAAGAGTATCACCTAAACCTATAATCACGGTTGAACTGAGCTTAGGTTATAGTAAGGCTTGGCACTCGTATAGAGAAGACTTTAGACGAGACGATAGCGTAGGAGAAGACTTCATAAGCATTCTTGAAAGAATATTGCCAGATACTTCAACTGGTACTAGCACTTCGCTTGTAGGTATACCTACTGGTGACCTTGGTAGTGGTCTAGAAGTAATAATCGTGAGAGATTTAACCGAACAAGACCTTGGTAGTGGTATCGAGGTCAGATTATCACCCATCCCGTTAACTAGAGTAGACACAGGCTTTGGATCAGAGTATGTTATATCTGACAAAAACACTATTATAAGCGATAAAGGCTTGGGATCATCTATATCTACACTACTAATGCGTATACCATGGCTAGGCCAAGGGATTAGTTCAACCACTAGCACGGCTAGACACTATGGAGTATACGTTATTTCAAGGACGCATAAGACTAGCCTACAAGCCTCATCAACGATCAGAGGCATTACCGTAGCCACTGCAACGCTTAAACACCCTATCAGTATCAATTATCTGAGTAGTATCACGGGTAAGACGAGTTTCATAACATTAATCAAGGCATTGGTTTCGAGTAGTACATCATTCTCCATATTGTCTGACACCTATGCTTCAAGCATTTTGAAGCAAAGCATAAATGCATTGACTTCCTCGGCTACTATGTCAAGACAAGTATCACTCATAGACATTGTTGAGAAAATTAGAATTGATAAGAACTTAACTACACTAGCCAACCGAGTATTAACTAAACAACTCTACAATATACTAGTATATGGTTTTAGCCGTGACTTGGTGAGCTCTACTGTGTTAACCACACACTTGAAAGAGAGAGTCATGGCTGATAAAGCTTTAGGCACTAGATCTGGTATACTATATGCGTCATTAAATGAGGTCTTATACCTATCATTAAATCGCATGTTAAGTGGTGTGAAAACTGGTTGGAGTATAATCAGTGAAGAAGAGCTAGTACATGGTATTAGTTTAATGCTTGGTGCATACAAGTATAAGTCCGCTAGATTAGAGAAAGAGATTCTCAGCGCCCTACTCACAATATCACATGAGACCAAGAATATACCAGTTGTAAGAGAACTCGAGCTAAAGCTAGGTCTAGTATACGGTAAACTACATGAAACTCACCTTTCTGCCACGCTCCATGAAATAATCTTATATAACTATAAGTTGAGCCTAGCAGTAGGAGTATTGTTTGTAGAGCTAGTAAACACGTTATACGAGTTCGTGCAGAGAGGCATAAGGCTTTCTACAACTGTCTTCAAGTTCCTCTACGAGCTAGAGAAAATCACTACTAGGTTCAGGTATGTTAGTGAGGGAGAACCTGTAAAGCACCAAGACCACAACGTGTTCGTTGACTTCTGTAACATGTTCCTAAACTTTGCTTCGCAACTTGTAAACGAGATTTTCCCGTTTGACGAGGAGGTTAAGTCAAAGCTACAAGAGCTAGGCGATGTGATTAGCAAGTTGGAGAGAGTCTATGCTTTACAAGTAGTGCTCCCAGAACACCATAACAGCGTTGTAGACGCATTGTTGAAGATAAGGGAGTTCCTAGTCTTGATAAGAAGGAAAGTAGGATTAGAGACGTAAAAAACATTATTTTGTGTAAATCATGACTATATACTCAGCTGTCTCGTAAGTTACCTCTAATATCTCTAGCGCAGCATCTACTTTACTATTATGATGTTGTGAACGTATGGTTTCTTCCTTTTGTGCATACTTTAGCTCTACTTTAAAGACCGTGGACATTGCTACCACTAGTACGTCGATCTTGTAGAGACTTCTGTTCCTGATCCATAGTCTTCTACATAGATTATATTATACGGTGCTAACACAGCCATAATCACTATTGTTATCTCCAACATCGATTTAGGAGGCATGTTTATTGGAGAATCTAATACATCTCTTGCTATGAGGAACTTCTTCCAGGTATAGAACTCTCTAGCTACTAATCCTATCTCGCTGACTACTTGTGATACATCGGCCTCGTTTACGACTATACGCTTAATAGAGAACTTAACATATGATCCATCAAATTCAGGCTCTGATACCTCCGTTGAAAGATAATTCATGTAGCCTTCTCCTTTACCGTGAGGATAGGGTTGATCTAGCGAGTAGTAATTAATCGTAGTAGGTGAATCCCCAGCACCCACCAAGATACCCCAATCCGTTGGCTCGTTACGCTCCAAGAGTTTGTCTCCAGCATCAGCCTTAATGTTCCATCCAAGTGGTATACCATATGCTTTGTTTGGTGTAGGAAACGTTAATGTGAACTCTACACCATTAGTATCAACGGCTGGTGTTGGCGATGGGGGCGGAAACTTTGAATCCTCTCCCTTGAACATTGTCTCTAGCATAATCATGAAGTTCTTTACAAAAGAGTTGAAGGGCTTTACGCCCTTCTTAAGAACCCTTCCATCCTTAGAGTATAACGTATAGGCTATGTATCCCGTAATCATACAATTATTGCCTTGTATTTTACTCGTGCTCCCACCCCACTTACACTGATATTATTAGCATGTATTGCACGTCTAATGTGTAATCATTAGGTACAGTGATAGGCTCTATTAGATCCCTTATAACCAAGATGTTGTCCTCTGGGCAGAACTGTCTTACCACTAAGCCTACCTCGTTTATCGTTATGTCTGCTCCGCTGTGGTTTATGAATGATCTCTTAAGCACTAGTCTAGCCTCGTTGCCTACTACTTCAACGTTTTCCACATCTGATGACAAGTATAACATCATCCCCGAGCCAACACCGTTTGGCACCTTTGACTCCAAAGCATAGTCATCTGCCTCAACTGTCTTAGTACCAGTTCCCACCAAGATGCCATGAGAATCATCTTCTTTTAGAGCCCATGCTTGATATCCCGCTAAGGTACGCTCGTATTCTATCTCACGGTATTCGACCGTGTAACTGACAGTCTTCTTGGTCTTACACAGCATAGTTGTTATGGAGTCACCGTTCATATTCTTGGCGTTGTACGAAGAAACCGTGAGAACAGCGTAGAGTATCCTCATAAAGTTTAGTAGGAAACTGTTGGCAGGGTACTCTTTCTGCATCACCACGTTGTTGTTTTTGTCTTTGAGGGTTACGACTATCGATGCTTTAACGCCTTTGAGCTCCACACCTTGCTTTTTTAGTTCTTGTCCTACACTGGTGTCAACTGATACTCCAATCTTACCTTGCGTTGGAAGCCTTTGAGGCTCTCCAGTTGGCATCACCATTTACCCTTAGCCTATGTAGAGTTCAACTGTTAGTATCCACGTTGATCCTTGAGTCTTTGTTCCTAGGTTCTCTACCTTCCTGTTAAGGTTGACAGCATTATCATCTGGGCCGTTTGCTACAGTCCATTCGTTCCATGTGAAGTTGGCTTCGTCTGCTCCGAAGGTTGCTCGGAAGACAGCTTTTCTACCGCTTCCATAGATTGGGTATCCAGAATCAACTTTCTTGTAGTACTTGTTTGCACCTTGCAGTCCCGTTTGAGAGTAGTCTTCTGCTGCAGTTCCATCGCCTACTCCTATATGAGCATTAGCTTCGTCGAATGGTGTGAACGATCCACCACATATCGCTGTCCATATCAAGTTTATGCCTTCTTCGAGGAATAGGTTTCCTTTTACTACTCGTTTCTCTACTAGTTGATGGCTGTATTCTTCTATGAGTTCGTCTATGGTTTTACCTACTCTTCCAAGCCTATATATCTCGTTTCTTGGATCAATGAATTTGACTAGTAGGGTTCGGGTATGTATTCTTACTCCGTCCCGCCCCATAGGTTTCACCACCAATTAATCTATAGACTATTTAGAGATTATTAAGTAGTGTCCTCGACGACTACATTATACAGCATCTTGGCTACGATATCCCACCTGTATTCTTTCTTAAGTTTCTTCTCCCTCCATTCAAGTACCCTAGCCTTATAGTCATCTAGGTTATCTAAGATGTGGTGGAGTTTGTTCAAGGCATCCTCTACATCAATGGCATAGCCATAACCAACATGTAGAGCATTGTTTGGTAGAGGCCGTACTCTCTTCCCCTTCTTGATCCACAAGAATGGTGGTACGTAATCAGTCCATGAGCCATGTTCACACGCAACGCATGGAACTCCCCTGACTAGTGATTCTAAGCATACGCACTCGAAGCCTCCGCCTCTTGAGAAGTTTAGTGTTATGTCTACTAGGTCGTAGAGAGCCATCTTCTCGTAGTCGTTGAGCCATCCGTAGATATTGATCGCGTCATACTGTATCAGCTGTTGGTACTCAATGGGGTTGGGAACCCCAGTCTTCAGGATTATTGCTACGTCCCTCCTCTCATGGCTTAGCCGTGTATAGACCTCGTAGACCTCGGGCCATCCCTTACGCTCTCCCGAATGCCATAGCCAGAACAAGATGATCTTCTTGTTCTTCTTAATCTTGTACAAGTATATTTGTAGAAGCAACGGGTTAATTGATTTAACAGGCATGGACTCCCAGACATTAGGCGTAGTGTACCATTCGGGGTCCACTCCGTGGGGAACACGGTAGACCTTAGCCTTGAAGCCACTACGCTTTGCTACTTCCACGCAATAAGATGATGGTACAATGAATTTATCGTATCTGTTAGCCAGTTCGATTGCAATATCTGAGTATTGATCTGAGTCACACACATCGACGCCTATTAGTTCGTCGTAGTTACTCCTCCACCACTTATAGTAGTCTTCTCTGAAGCGACCATATGTATCGACCTTTGTTTTAAGTATCTTGTGCATTATGAAGAATGCTGGATGTACTATAGCCTTGTATCTCGTTACAGGCGTGAATGATGGGAAGTATAATTCGTCTACCTCGTAGATCTGGAGGTTGAACACCTTTCTCATGTACTCGATGTGCTTACGAGCAACAAGAGTGAAGCTAACGGTATGCCACTTCGGATAGCTATACAAAATGTTTAGTGATGTTGTTGACATAGGTGTCTTCACCCATCCACTCTAGATTTCCTTGTAGTTTATAGCGTAGAATATCTCTGCCCCCGTATCTAGCCCAGTCCATTCAACTATTACTGGTTCGTCTACTTCGCCTGGAACCCTTATCGCGGGTATTATGACGAAACCGTATTTTGTTGGATAAATAACCGTGATTATCTTGCCCGTGTTCTTGAACTTTATGTAAACCTTTCCATCAGTTGAGTTTGTTGAGGCATAAGCTCTTCTCACATCTATGCGTCTACCAGGGCTCGGCCTAGCTATCTCTACAGGTGATGTCTGCGTACTAGTATCAATGATTCCTATCGCTGGTATCAAGTCCTCATCGGCATCTCTTGGTGATACAGGTATCCTGCCATACTCGTCCAACGGCTCGGTTATGATAGTGCCTATCCTTCCGTACTCATCCATGTATATTCGTTGCACTTTATCCCTTATTACCTCGACCTTCTCCACTAGCCTTGACTCATCCACCGCTTGTGTTATCTTCTCTTTGGCTGGCGGGAAGATGTCATAGAGGTTTATAGGGTCTTCGTCCTTGATAACCTTCTTCCCTTGTACGTAGAGATCGTAGTAGAAGTAGCCGTAGAAACCGTATAATTCATAGAACGGGTTCTGGGGCGATCCCTTTGTTTCTAATACTTCTACGTCTCCATATAACTGATTGAGTATATCTACTACCGTGTTAGCCCAAGTTACGGTCGCTCTTTGCCCAGGCTTGACTTTGAGGTAGTCAAATGGTTTAGACATGTCTCGCTCACCTCACAGTAAATAATCTCTTACTCAGGAACCTAAATCGTTCCCTGTACCTGCGATTAATGAATATGTCTATTTGCTTCTTCAGGGAATCGTATAGGTCTTCTAGTGTTTCGCGTCTAAGTCCCTTCCGCTCCCAAGTCTCAATCCACCATTGCTTGAAGTCTTCCTCTGTCATGGCTCTAAACGTGTCTTCTCCCCAACGATGAGGCGACCCCTTTATACCAAAGATCTGTAAGACCGCTGACTTGTAGAGTCTTAGCCTAAACACGTCTATGTTTGGCTCATGCTTTCGTACAATCGAGGCGACTAGTCTTTCAAGATACATTCTCTGTGTCACGGGGAGGCTAAATGTTTCTAGACGTTCGCTCCTTGTCCATTTCTCCATTTCTTCTCTGCGCTGATAGTTCGCTACTGCTAGAGCAGTTGTTAATACCATGTTCCTAAAGTTAGCCCAAAGCTTATCATAGATGTACGCTATACTACATTTCCCGTCCTTGAATGGATGAGCTTCTTTACCGCTCTCACCCACCCAGAAGAAATAATCCCACGAGGCCTCGTCAAAGTGTCCTCCCATGATCAAGTCTACCATGTCTTCAAACTCTATCGACTTTTCCTGTAAGTCGTAGTCTATGTATCTGATCCAGCCCTTACCTTCCTCATCGCCCCAATAGCTCTTATCCCACCAGCCATAGTCCCAGACCATCACTTGCTCCTTGACCGCTGAGATAGCTGATAACTTGTTGAATAGTATCTTTTTGACCTCTGGGTGTATCTCCAATATCTTTGCTAGGACATCGATTTTCTCCCTTGCATCGTTTAACGTTATATCCTTCTTCATTAGAGCGTATAGCGTGGAACGTATGAGCTCGTAAACCTCAGTTGGATCATAGTATGACGTGTTATACTGCGTCCTATCATAGTATCCCTTGACCAGCCTGGTTTCCTTGAACTGCTCGGCAAAGTCTTCCTCAAAGATCTTCGTAATATCCTCTATAACATCCTTGCACTCGGGCACAAGATCCTCTATTACCTTCTTCACTAGTTTGATCCTTATTCCTCGTGCAAATTCTTCAGGGGTTGGAAGCTCTATGTCCCATACTAGGTTGATCGGCTCTATGTCAAGCGCAGGTAGGCTTAGGAGTAGCATTGAGACAAGGCTAGACCATAGCGTATCACTTAGAACCCAATCAGAAAAATACGATAGCCAATCAAACTCATTGAATAATAACGAGAGGGTAGTCCATGCTCCCTCATCCGACAGAATCTTTATCCAGTAGTCCTGCTTCTGCTTTAATATCTCGTGCGCCTCGATACTAGCCATGCCCATTGTTCTCAGCCTTCCTCTTATGCATCATGGGCTTCAAGCCCCTCTCCACAACCAATTGTACCAAGAACGAGTAGAGGAATGCCCTAACACCAACGTACAAGTCAAAAATTGTCGGTAAGCGATCATATGGTAACGAGGCAACGAACGCTATTGCAGCTATTATTAGCGAGTCGATTATTATCCATAGTACTGGTTTGCCAGGGTTACGTGCGGGCGGGTCATAGGCAAAATCGAGGATTGTTAATCACCTCATACAACTACGTTTTTTCTCCTATGTCCATATAACCATGTTTTAAGCGTACTCCTACTAATGTTTAGCATTTTTGCTATTTCAGAAGGGTTATAGCCACACATGTTCCATTACCTAGCACCTCGTATTTGCTTCAATGCCTCTTCTACCGCCTTCCTTACCTCGTTCACACGCTTTGACAACTCGTCAACGCTTTTCTTTAGTTCTAGTAAGCGTTTTCTTAGATCCTCCCTCATGTTCTGGGGAAGGTCTTGTTGTTGTTTGGGTTGTTTACTCGACATTAACGTATACACCCCCGCCTACTACTTAGGCCCGTATATCTTCTGAGTAGTCAATCTATTTAATTCCGCACCATCCATTATTAATTCTATTTCTGCGTCACTCAATCCATACGCTTTGAGTCTCTCAAGCCTCTGCCTCAATTGCTCCTTCGTTATAACGCCATTAGCGTAGGCATAGACCAATTGACTCCTATACCATGATACTTGCCTCCAAACCATTCTATTCCTTATGAGCTTCCTGTAATAGTCTATCTGCTTCTGATACTTCTGTACATCAATGCCTCTGGCTTTTAGTAGGTCTCTGAATAGTTGCTCCCATTCAGGTATGTATCTAGCGTCACTAGCGAATTGGCGTATAGTAGGTATCATGTACTGCATTATGCGGTAGTCTTTGCGTAGGTCTAGCTCTATCTTGAACATCATTAGTTCTTCCTTAGTCCATCCACCCTTCATCATTAATTCTTCTATTCTCCTGGCTACTTCTTGTGGTACGAAGAAGTACTCGTATATCCTCCTGTACACGTTTACTACCGCGTTCACTTCTGACGCTATCATTCTGGCATAGATGTACCTCAACCATAGCTCGGCGAAGGTCTTCTCTACCCTCCTAAGCTCTAGTACTTTCTTGATGTAGTCCATGGGCACCTCTATGTACTCGGCCATAGAGGCCAGGGTTCCAAGTGTTGGAATGTACTCGATCATTCCCTCAATCTGCTCTGCAAGTAGGCGGATGTTGATTTCTGCCTCAGTAATACCAACCTTGTCCAAGAACTCTTTGATTCTTCTCTCAATGTCCTCGGGTATCGCTACTCCTCTAGCCTTAGCTTTTACATATGAGTACATCAGCGCCCTAGCATCGTCTGCTAGAGGTCTTACTTGGATGTATTGTAGCCATATCGGTTGCCACTCCTTCGGAACCCTGCGGGCCTCGAACACCTTGTTGATGAGATCGACTGGGATCGTTACGTACTCAGCCATCGTAGCCAACATGCTTGGAGTCGGTATGTACTCCCTAGCCTCAGCAATTGCAACCTCTAGCTCTGCTCGTTCTCTGATTATCTGGACCTCCAACTCAGTGAATCCATACTCCAACGCTCTGTTCATGTACTGCTTCCACTGGTCCTCAGTTATGACGCCATAGCGTAGTGCTCTGATCGCTGATGAGAGCAGAGCCTTGTAGTCGCTCTTGATAGGCTTGACTTGTATGTACCTCAGCCACAGAGGTCTCCATTCCTCAGGCACATGCCTGGCCTCGAACACCTTCTGGATGTACTCCATCGGAATGACCATGTATTCAGCGAGTGTTCCCAGCATCGATGGAGTCGGTATGTACTCCCTAGACTCCTCGATTAGGATCTCTAGTTGTGTTGCTATGTCCCTAAGCTCCTTCTCCTTATCCGTAACGTTGAACTCGACGAAGTATGCATGTATCTTCTTCTCCAGATCATGCGGTATGGCGATTTTATACCTCTTCGCTCTGTAGTACGCATTGAACAGCGCTCTGAAGTCGTCAACTAGTGGTCTTAGCTCTATGTATTTCTTCCAGAACTGGCGCAGTTCCTCTGGTATCTTCCTAACCACGAACGATTTCTCGATTATCTCTTGTGGTATGGTCATGTACTCAGCTAGGGTCGCTAGCTGTGATGGTGTTGGATAGTACTCCCTCTTGACAATGCCTGATATGACGTCCGTTAGGCTCAAGAAGAACTCTTCCTCGTCCTCGTGGACGTAGATCACTTGCTTAAGTGCATCGATGACCTTCTTAGCATCATCCCTAGTTACGTAGCCATAAGCAATGCGGTAGAAGAGCCACGACGATAGCCTGTACCACCAATACCTGATACGCTCCCTGACCTCTATGATCTGAGCTGTTTCGAGGAGCTGTAGCCTAATGTTCTCGTACTCCTCATCGAACGTTATGTGCATCTCTTGACCTGTTATCGCCTTGGTGAGTGCACTGTAGTGCTTATCAATGATGCTGATCGCGTTCTTGAGCCTAGCCATAGCATCCTTGGCCGTTATCGCCAAGGTCCTAACTCCTGAGGATACATACTTCTCGAACTCTCGGTAGAGATCCATAATTCTGTCGATAGCCATCCTGAGCTGTAGCAACCTGCGTTCATGCGGTAGCCATCTTACAGGTAGGTTTATCCATCCAGTCTTCCACTCCTTGGTCTCGGTATCCCAGTATCCTACCTGATATGATGCTACTAGAAGACCTGAAAGGTATTCCTCGACTTTAGTTACGTTTAGCAATCCTTCCTTGAAGAGGTTTAGCCATCCAGTCCTTAGTAATGTCATCTCGTCCGATATAGCCATAATATTCTCTGCCACCGTGACAATTGGTACCCATGCTGGATGAAGGCCCGTGGCTTGGATTAGCTTGGAGAACCACTTTAGATCTACTTGTACAGGTGACTTTGGTGTATTTTCAAGTAGGCTAGGTATAGCCTTAACTAATGGTGTATATGATTCGTATCTAATTCCTGTATTCTGGAATTTCTCAGCCATGTAGAGGAAGATACCGTATCGTGACATCCAACGCATATCGATCTTCGAAGGTATGTCTGCTGCAACATCAGCCATGATCCAGCTGTCGGCTGTCCACCCACCGAGCTTGTCATAGATTTCTCTACCGATCGGTATTCCATACATTGTTGTCTTGGGAGTGAACCATGAGAAGTTGGAGTACTCTAGCCACTTGAAGTAAGTGTTAAGTGCTAGTTCGAGGGCCTTTAATTGATCACCTGTCTTTATATTGTTTTGTATATCTAGTGGTGATAGCGGTTCTCCAGCACCGACTTCCTGGGCCTCTTTAGTGAATAATTGTTTGATTGGCTCTGGTGGGCTGAACCACAGCATACCCGCCGTTGATCTCATGTAGAACTTCCATAGTTTATCGAATGATGGATACTTGAATGTCATTAAATAGCTCATAACCGTTATGTCTGGGCTCCATCCACGTAGACTTGCTACGGCCTTCATGATTCTTACGCTTGGGAAGACGTCTCTTTGTGTCATTCTTAGCATTTCTGAGTGAGTTGGTAACTCATAGTATGGTGCTAGTGGTACGTATCTCTCTTTACCGAATCTGTCAATGAACTTCATGTAGAAGTCCTTATCTTCTACTAGATATACTTCTAGTAACTTGTTAGGTAATCCGTAGACCTTGAATATGTTGGCCACGTATTGCTTAGCATCATCCCAGCTCATGTATGGTTTGTACTCTATGCCCTCTATTCTCTCCATTAAGAGCTTTCCAGGTAACGCCCTACGTAGGAACTTCAATAGCTCTGATATCGTAGGTAACTCGAAGAATGCATCTACTCCTAGTGTTGACTGGAAGAATGGTGTGAAGAAGTTCTTTGCTACAGGCCTTACAACGTATTTGAATGGATCAAGTGTTGCCAATGCTAGTCCTAAAGTGAATCCTTCTAAGACGGCCTTGCTTATGTCCTTGCCTAGTGTTCCTAGCCATTTAATCAGCTTACCTAGGTGCAACTTGATTCTTCCACCGAGGCCTACACCAAGTGGTTTTCCGCTGAACTCGCTCTCGATCTCCTTTATCATCTCAGAGTTCTCGTCTATGAAGTAGAACGGCGCTAGGAATGACAATAGGTGCGGGAACATCCTTAAGGGTATGGCGAGTAGTATCCAAAACTCCCCCTTACCGCCCGTACTTTTAATGGCTTCAGTTAAGACACCACCAATGGTCTTCCCTATAACGTTTAGTAGTGTCTCTGATACAGGTTTAATGAATGTGTTGTATACCCAGTCTAGTGCTCCTTTAACAGCGTTGTATACTGCTTCTGCGAATCCCTTAACAGCGTCAAATAATGTTTTGGCTACGCCTTGTAAGGCGTTCCATATCCATTTGCCCAGATCTACGATTCTATCCCAGAGCCATTGTAGCCCCTCAATTATTTTACCGCCTAGCCATTGCAGTCCAGCGATCAACGGTTCTATGAAGTTCTTTTGTAGCCAGTTCCATGGATCCTTTATGAGTCCTTGCAAGGACTCCCATACGGCTTTGAAGAAGTTTCCTATAGCTGACAATGCGTTGGCTATGCCTTGGAAGAATTCCTTGAATTTCTCGTAGAGCATCTCGGGTAATTTAATGATGGCGTTAATGAAGCCTGTTAAATATGATCCAACTAGGTATAGGTTCTTGGATACTTGGTCTAGTATTTGAGCGAACTTGTTGAAGCCATCGGCGATCTTCGAGCCTAGGTCTGTGATGTAGTCCCAGATGGTCATACCTGCAACTTTCAATGCTTCAAAGGCTTTCTGCGGTAGCTCTACGAGTTGCTGTGCTACACCTTGTATATACTGTGGTAGTTGTTTAGTGAAGAAGTCGGCTAGGTAACTTAGCGCATTGTTCAACCACTCGTATAGTCCTTGAAACGCCTCCGTGATAGGTGTTACTATGTTTTCTTGTATCCACTCCCATGCTTGTCCTAGCAGTTGCTGTATTGTTTGTGGTATTTGACTAAGCCATTGTGGTAGGGTCTCCGTGAAGAATGTTCCTAGTGCATTGAGTCCTTGGTTAACCATGTCTATTAGGCTTTGGAATGCTTGTGATAATGGTGTTACCAGGTTAGCTTGTATCCACTCCCATGCACTTGCTAGTGCGTTTTGTATAGCTTGAGCTATGGATGATATCTGTTGTGGTAGTTGCCTCGTAAAGAAGTCTACTAGCGTGTTTAAGCCTTGATTAATCCAGTCTACGAGCATTTGAAATGTTTGAGTCAACGGCGTTACTATGTTTTGCTGGATCCAATCCCATATCCCGCTTAAAGCGTCTTGTATCATCTGCGGTATTTGTCCCAACCATTGTGGTAGTTGTTCTGTAAAGAAGTTTACTAATGTGTTTATTCCCTGGCTTACCCAGTCAACTAGTTGTTGGAAAGCTTGTGATAGAGGCGATATAATGTTCTGCTGTATCCAGTCCCATACCCCTCCTATTGCTTCATGTATCATTGAAGGCAATTGTGCTAGATAACTTGGTAGGTCCTCTGTGATAAACTTTGTAACAGTTGATACAGCCTGGCTTATCCACTCGCTTAGTTGTTGGAAAGCACTAGTTAATGGATCAACTATGTATTGTTGTATCCAATCCCATGCCCCTTGTACTGCCTCTTGTATCATTGATGGTATCTGTGATATATACGATGGAAGTGTTTCCGTGAAGAACTGTGTTACCGTCTCTATACCGCTTGAAACCATGTCTATGAAGCTCTCTAAAGCCGATGATAACGGGTCAACTATGTTTTCCTGTATCCAGTCCCATATACCGCTTAACTGTTCCTCGACCCAGCTTATGAGGTCTAATACCGTTCCAGGTACTTGTTGGATATAGCTCCATATGTTGTCTACGACAGTTCTAATACCGTCTATGATCGGCTTCATTATTGATTCCCATATTGTGTTGAAGACCGCCTCCATGGCACTGGCGAACCAAGACGCTAGTTCCTGCATTCTATCATACAGCCATTGCTGTAATTGACCGATAGGATCCATTAGACCGTGTAACGAGGTCGCTAGTGCATCTAAGTCTAATTCGTCTATGCTAATCTTCGTAACACTAGCTTCCGCTACAGCGTCTATTGCTAAATCAACGCCATTGCTGTTGTTAAATGACTCGTTTAATGAGTCTATAAGGCTCATTAAATATGATGCGTCCTCGGGCGTGAAATACTCTAGTCTTTGCACACACTCTCCCTAGTCAAAACAAACGACAAGAAGGTTTATAACTACTGACTAAGACTGTGTAAAAAATATATTTGTTTTACCAGAAAGAAGCATGAACTTCATTTTAGCGATTTCAACCCTTAACTTAGCCTTCAATTCCTCATTCGATGTAACATCTAGAGTGAAAACTTGAGATCTATGGTTTCCTATCTCGACATAGCATGTTACTAGGTAATGCTTTTTCTTGTCAACCCATTTTCTTTCCGTGACCTCGAGTATGTGAACCTTGGCTCCATCCAATTCAACTGTAAACGGAGGAACTATTACCCGCGTCATCTGCTCATCCTAGACTTGATTAACTTGTGAAGTTGCCATGTCGCTCGCACAACGTTTTTAGCACTATCTATTAGTTCTTTCAGCTCTGGATGCTTTTCTATTAACTCGTTCGGGAGAAGTGCTACTGCATAGCTTAGTTCCTGTGCTGACATTATCAAGTTGTTCATTGTATCAAGGAACTTGCGTTGCTCGGGCGTTAGTTCTTGTTGTGTTGGGGCTTGATCGGGTACAAGCTCGGTTTCTTGTTTGGTTGATGATTTCCTAGACTTGGAGGGCAAGGTCTTCACCACCAATTATGGATGACTTCACGAAGTATTTATATGTTTTCTCGACGTCAAACTCTTTCGCTCTTTCAATGCAACGCGCTTTATAGTCACTACGGTTCTTGAGGACTTCATCTTTTGCTTGAATGATTGCGTCGGCGAAGTCGTTTGGGTCATAGAAGTGTAACTCGTACTCTATTGCTCCGAACTCACGCTTATATGAGACGTCTATTACAGGGACTCTAAATGATGTCTTAGGCGTTGTTATCTCACTCAATGGGTTATAGTCAGCGTGGACGACAGGTTTCCCTGCAGCTAAAGCTTCTACTATAGGGAGTGCATAACCTTCTGATAGAGATGCTTGAGCATATAGGTCGAAGGTGTGGTAGAGACCATAAACCATGTCTTGAGAGAGCTTTCCGAATTCAGGGATCAGTATGACGTTATCTACTTCGTTGTAGTGTGAAGCTCCCTTCCTATCTGTTAGGATCACGAACTTGATACTTGGATCCTTTTCTTTAACGATTTTGCATACCTCAGCGAACACGTCGTGACCCTTACGCATATAGCCTCCTGCAATGTATCCGACTACGAAGTCGTTTTGAGATAAACCTAGCTTCTCTCTAATCGCTTTAGCCCTCCACTTAAACGCCTTAAACGCATCAACTCTAATGCCATGGTAGACTACTGCATCTACACGAGCAGTGTACTTTGAGTTGGCTATAAATGATAGATCCCTGTAGATCCATTGATCACCATGTATCCTCTTGATCCTCCCCTCGGTCGTCGTGTAGAAGAATACTTTTTTGCCTCTATTCTTCAATGCTCTAGCCAAGTACATGTATGGTAGAACCCATGCTGGGTCAAAGGTCATCACGATTATGGCTGTATCAACTTCTTTATAGGTTGATGGATCAGCGTCTGCTGATAGAATGAGTTTCACGTTATGTATACCGTTTTTGTTGAAAACATACTTGATGTCGTTGGCTACTCTTTGGAGAGAAACAGATCTATCCGAGGTTACGACTACAACGTTTCTCATAAAGCCCTAGATACAAGAATAGTTAAAATGAGATAAAAAAACTATCTTTAAGATCACCGCCCCTTTTAAATGGGCGGATCATCTTGGCATCATGCTATAACGCTGATATAAGCGTTAGTATGGAGGCACCATACCTATAACAGCTTCAATTATTCTATCAAGTATAGCTGGATCAGCCTTATAGGCTGTAATGAAGTATTGTTTCTCAGCTGATACCTCCTTCTCTAGCGTTAAGCCCTTATGGCTGAATGACAGCTTCGCTATCCTTTCAGCAAATGAAATGTACATAGCCCATAGACCACTGGGTACACCTTCATCGCTAAGTATGTCTCTTACAGTCTCAACTACATTGTATATTACGCTGGAAGCAGCCTCATAGCGACCGTCCATTAAGTCCTTGACCGCGTTTAACCTATTAGTTACGTTGGTGCCATCGTACTTCAGATCATATTTCTTGTGCATGTCATCTAATCTTTTAACTATAGGCATACGTGTTCACCCCCCTCCTATCACCTTTAACCTATGATGAGGTTTGCTATTTTATCGAGAACAGCAGGGTCGGCACCCTTGGTTTGCTATTTTATCGAGAACAGCAGGGTCGGCACCCTTTCCTACAAATCTCTGTTTGAGTCCCTCGGCGATCGCTTCTAGTTCAGCTCCGCTGTGGGATAGTGCTTTCTTTGTTAGTTGGAATGCGAAGGCGAAGTAGATACCATGTATTGCAGCAGGTACCGCTTCTCTTTCAAGTATGTCTCTTACACGCTCTCTTACAGCATAGAATATGCCTGCTCCCTCAATATACCTGTTGGTTGCTAGTGTCTTTACCGCACCATAGCGTGTACCTGTTTGATCGGCTGGCGTTTTTGCGCTAAACTTTTGCACTCGATCAGTTAGAGTCTTAACTATAGGCATGTCTTTCTACCCTAATAAATAGTGGGGGCATGTACTTCTAATAAGCTTGGACTATGTAGAGATAGAAAGGAAATTTAAGATAGTGACTAGTACTGAGTAATACAGTAGATCATGCAAGAGAGCACATGGGGGTATAGGTCATTGAGTGGGTTCAACATCCTAGGAGAAGATGAACCCAAGGAAAAGAAAACCAAGGGACAATCGGTTTTCCGAGACGTGGTGTGGATCTGGGAGATCCCTTCCTCGCATCTAGTCGCATTGATAGCCCAGGCAGTTAGGAAGCAACTGGACACGGTGGAGAACTACGCTCAGTTCGTGGCTAGAAGGCTTCAGGAGATGGGTATAGTTGTTGAGGTTTATTCATCTATGACACCAATAACCGATGGCTATACGCTTACTGTGTCATTTAGGGTTCGAGGTGTAAGAAAGAATGTGTTGGAGAAGAGGTTTAAGGTTGTGAGAAGGCTTGCGAAGGAAATCACTAAAGCTAGTTCTAGATATAAGCGTGTACAGGAATTATTAGAACGGTTGAGAGCGTATGAGTCAGAACACACCTCCGAGACTGGAAATAGTTCTTCCAGAACAAGTCTACAAGAAGCTACGGGAGAAGGCGGAGAAGTTGAAGATGAGGGTGCAAGACCTTATACTGAGGGCAATAATTAAAGTAATCGAGGAGGACTAGGCCATGCAAGTCGATAAATGGGTTAACAAGATATTCGCGGGTTGTGGAAGGGAGACCGAAAAGCTAGAACTACAATCGATTCTAACACAGATAGCAGAGGAGTATCATAGGGGTGAAATGAAGGACGAGGAGCTAGAGGAATTAGCGGATAAG